AGGGGGTTGTGTTCCTTACACAAGGGCACGACATCCTCAGATGGCAATTAAGCGATCATGAGGTACCAACTACCTCATCCCAAAGGAAGAGGTGTGAAGGAGTCGTTGCGGTTTTCGGACTAAACCGACACGTGCCATGCACGTATCGGGTCCGCGTTATGACCCTCGACTTCACCGTTGCGGTGGAATTGTCTAGGTCTGAAGGCGCCATTCCTGTCATCTGTGCAAGAAGCACAGAGGTCCGGTTGGACGCCAGCGGGTCTGACCTCTCTCCCCCGTAGTTCTTTTCAACGAACCAGAGGAAAAGAGACCTCCAACCAACTGTCTTGCGACAGTCCTGCGTAGGGGTGTAACCTTTGAACACCGGAAACCCATAAGTGGGTCTTACAACCGGTGGCCAGCGGTTCACCTCAGCCCCTCCAGGGGCTGACGCCTTTTCAGGCCGTAATGGCCTTAGAGGCTGCCTGTCGATGTACAACTTCTTCGTCCTCCACGCAAGGTAAGGTGTTATCCAAACACCTGAGCGTGAATCCTCATTCCAGGGAACGAGGCGGAGACCCAGTCTACGGACTTCGGAGGCTGCCCAATCCCACAAGGGACCGGGTACAGCAGCCGCACCGACTAGGCCGTTCAGGACGTGTGACATCCCCGCTCGGTCCGATTCTCTCGGGCAGTCGCGGAGATAAAAGGGCGTAATCAATTGGCCCTTATAGTAGTCACACCCACAACTCTCACGGAAGCGAGAGTCGGGGTTATAGAATGACTTTGCGTCATTCACCCTGAAACCTAAGAAGTTGAGCAGTCTCACCAACGATGGAACGTGGTGCGTCTCGAGGGCGATATCGTCCCCGTAAACGGCGTACCGTCGAGAACCGACGGCACGACAGGCTGCGGTGAAGATCAGTGTCTCTAGGGAAAACGTATAACCGTTTCCCATGGAGGAGAACTTGGCATAGGAGCCAGTCCCCCAAGGTGCACTGAACGAAGAAGACCGGAACGAGCGGAGAAGCTCATACCAGTCAGGAGGCAACAGCCATGCGACCGCATTAAGCGATAACGTGTCTGACGCCATAGCCAGGTCAATCGTTGCTAAGGATCCGTCTATGGACCCGATGCGAGCGAATTCCTGGTTCTTCGCCTGGGAACTCAAGTCGATCCCCCACTTCCGCAATTTGGCTTTAAGCCACTGATCCAGCGCAAGCTGGAACGGGAGTGAGTGCGTCGGCTCTTTCGCAATAGTGCGATGAGTCTTCCAGTTCTTCGGAACGAGCGTGATAGCATTGCGCTCCACACTCGCGAACTTGCAGGAGG